TGCCATCTCTGAAGCCACTTACGATGCTTCTGCAGATGTATTTGGGGAACAAACTGATAGGGCCGTGAAATTCCTCGCTGCTCATATTATTGCCATTCAGCTTGCGCAGATGGGCATTCAAATTGGTGCTACTGACGGCAAGGTGTATGGCGAGGGGCTAGATGCCACTCAATACGGTCAAGAGTTCAAGCGCATGCTGAATCTTCTTCCTTCTTCTTCTGTTGGTTTCGTTGTATGAGCAATTTCCTGGAGCCACTTGCCAATTCCGCGCTGGTATGGCCAGTGGCTTCGGCCTATGCGCTTGATAGCGAAACTGGAAATTACGTGGCTGTCGCAACGGGCATTACTTACTATGCATCGTTAAGACAAAAACGCAATCCTCAGTACGATTATTTGCTTGGTGCAGACCAGACTGCCGTCTATATGGAAGGTCGTCTTACTTTTCCGCTTACGCTATCTGGCGTGACGCCTGGAGATTCTGCTCAAGCAATTATCAATGGGAGAGAAGGGCGCTTTGAACTATTGCCAAACGAGGAGATTGCTATTCATTATTGGCAGTTCCTCGGCACACCAATTAGGGGAATTTTTAGACTAATTGGCAAAGGAAGCGTTGACAATGCTTAATCGAGCATGGCGCCGCTTAATCATTCTTTCCTTCCATTGAGGATCTTCTCATGCTTTACCATCCCACTGAGCTGGTGAAGAGCCAAGACGTGATTGTGCGCGTTGGCTCGATCAGCGGCACTGCACGTCCTGTGATCACCCAGAGCGGCGCTACTTTCACTGTGAGCGGCGCTCCCACCCTTTATACCCTTCAAGCTGCTACCACCGCTTCTGTTGCCTTTAACGATGGCAACCAAGAATTCTATCTGCTGGGCGGCGGCGGCTTTGCTGATAGCGTGATTGTTACTAGCCAAGCCACTGCTTCCATCACTTCCTACTTCCAAAAGGACGTTGATGGCACCACTTTCCTTCCGAATAGCTTTGACGAAGCCTTCCAAGTGATCAGCTCTGCTCGTTACGACAAGAATGCTGAAGTGTACGTGGAAGTCAACAAGCAACTTGGCGCTTCTGGTACCACTTACTACTATGATCGCGTGGCTTATGTGGGTCGTGTGATGAACTATAACGAGAGCTATCCTGCCGATAACCTCGTGGAATGCACCTTCGATCTGATTAGCCGTGGTCGCATTGGCATTCACCAGAATGCTGAGAACACTGGCTCGCTCATCCCTTCGGCTCCCAATAGCTAATTCATCTTTCCATAGTTCTTTGCTAGCCTCTCCTTACGGAGAGGCTTTTTATTGTGAACATTACACAGCTTCGGGAAGTTGTTACTGAACTACTATCTGCATCGCCAAATCTTATTGGCACTTATACATTGCCAAGCAATGCAACTGTTCCTGCTGTGTATGTAGTGGGAAGGCAGAGTGTGCCCAATGCATGGAAAGTGAAGGGGCTAGAAGTGACAATGAGAGAGTTTCCTCAGTTGAATCCTCGCTCTCCATTAGGAGGCACTGTGAAAGTGAGTCAAGTGTGGGAAGTGGTACTCACGCAGTTCACGCCTAATAGTGGCACGCTTGCCACTGCCATGGACAGAATGGTGAGACGTTTTCCTGATGCTACGCCTCGATATTTCCCTGGCGACGACATTGCCTATGAGCGATGCCGCTTTATGGTGCCCGATATGATCCTGCGCAATTTGATGGCGCCATGAGCGGAATCATTGTCGGTGGGTCATTTAGTAATCCCAGTAATCTGGTGGCAAAACTTACAAAAGCTTTTGAAGAGTGGACAAAAGGGGACATTCAAAAAGATTATTGGGACGAGCAATTTAGAGACATGGGCCGATGGGAATATGGAAGAGAAACGCGCAGAAAAAATGGCGATTTAATTGGCGAAGGTCGTCGCGATATTTACGATCTTGGTGCTCTTTACGAAAGCGGGCTAGAAAGCTTTAATGTGAGCCTGGGAACTTCTGCGATTGTCGCATCGTGGACGTGGGACGCAACCAATCCCAAGAATGGCTATCACTATGCAGTGGACGTGCATGAAGGGCTGGGAACAAGCGCTGGTTATCCTCGACAATGGACAGACGAGCTTGCTTCGCCTGCATTGTTTGAGGGAAGCGACGTGCAGTTAGCATTGAAACGCCGAATTAAATTTGCGTTTAGTGCATGAACATTGATTATCTATGGAGCCAAGACCGCTCTGTTCACGCCATTAATATCCAGATTGAGGGGTCCTCTATGGAGGTGGGCATCCTCTGTCTTATTTCCTGTCGAGAAGAGACCATTAGAATAAGCAACGAAAATCATTCATTGCTTGTTGAAGTGCCCAAAGAATTTCGCTCTAGCAGCGAAAGAGTGAAGGTGTTCAATGCATTGTTAAACGTTCTCGATCATGAGCAAATACAGTTTCCTTCTGCAGACTAAAGCCGAAGATTATTTTGAGCTTCTGCCTGAAATTCGCATGAAGAAATATGGCGGCTGGCTTGTTGCTGAAGCAATTGAACAAGAAGAAATTAGTAAGCTGCAAAGCCAAGCTACTATTAGGGCTGTGCAACTGGCTAAGCGCATTGCCACTGCAAAAGACATTCCGCTGGACGAAGCCTTTGGTTTGCTTCAAGGCGGCGGTGGCTCAATTACAGAGGCAGAGCTTCTTTCGGAATATACTGAGGAAACGCTGAGCATGATCACCAGCGGCTCTTCAGTGGAAAGTACCAATGCCCGCATGGTCACTGCTTTCATTCGCTCTCGCGGCCAAGGCTTGATTGACGGCGAATGGCAAGATCTTGCCGACTGGGAATTGGATGATACCAAAAATCTTCCTCGCAAAGCCATTGCGAAAGTGGTTGAGTTTATTGCTGAAGAGCAAAATGCTGAAACGCAGGAGGCAGTGGCAGCAAAAAAAGCGACGAAGAGGAATGGTCCTCAGTAGCAGAAATGCTGGAAGCGCGAGCGCGTAACCAGCTTAAAAGTTTGACGGATTGGAACGAAATCTATTTTCGGCTTTCGGCTTCTGATTTCAATGATAGGCGATGGCATGCAGATCAATTTGGTTTGCAGCCATTGTCTGATATTAAGCGTGCCTTAAAATATCTTGACAAGCATGACGTGGCAAAATACAACGTACAGAGCGTTGCTATTGCGAAGCTCGGCACGATGGCGGCTGGCATGATGGCAGGACGCAAGTCCAAGGTGAAGCCAGAAGACTTCCTGCCATTTGATGCAAAAGCAATCAAGAAAGATACAGGCGTTACGGACGCTAGCTTGATTGTCTTCCAGCGTTTAATGAAGACGAGAAAGATGGATGGGCGAGTGATTGCATTGTTGGCCGATGATTTAAAAGCCTTTGCTGGGCGTAATCAGGATCAATGATTATAGAATGAAGACAATAACGAGCAGTTGAAGATGGCAGGTCAAAATGCTGATATGACCCTTAAGGTGGGTCTTGACCTTAATTTCTTCAGGCAAGAATTGCAGAAGGCATCGTCCGCTCTTGCAGGGCAGCCGATCGACATTAATGTTCGCTTCAATAGGAGCAAAATCACCAATGAATTGCGACTATTGAGCAATTCACTTAGCAGGAAAAAATATGATGTTGAAGTAAAGAGCACAAGCCTTAAAATACTGTTAGACAAAGTAGAGCAATTCAAAAAAAGCCTTGCTGAGCTTAAAAAGGAAGATATCTCTCTCAACGTAAAAGTTGAATCCAGCATTTCTGGAGTAAAAGCCGCCGAGGCAAGGCGCGATGTCATTTCAAAAATTACAGGACCCAAAGGCGCAATTTTTGTACCGATTGAAGTCAAGCCTCCTCTTGTTAAGAACATTAATGCAATCAGGAAGAGCATTAAAGATAGTCTTTCTGGCATTGTCATTGAAGTTGAGGCAAAACTCAAGGGGGGAATAGCGCCCGCTGGCGCTACCGGAGTTAGTGGAGGCGAAGCAAGTCAAACAAAGCGTCCTTCTTTTTTAGATAGCCCCGCATACCAGGCAGAACTCAATAAAATCGCAAAAGCAAATGCTCAGGCATTGGCAAAAGCTGCCGCTAGCTTGCCATCAGGAAGAAACAGGCAGGAAGTTGAGCGACTTCTGCAAGCATTCCAGGCTCAGAATCCACAAGGAGCTAGTCGGACTTCTGCCTTAGGGGCAATCAGGGACTTAATTGCTCGCGGAAGATACCAGCAAGGACTTGGCTTTGAAGCAAGTTTGCAGCCTCTCAGGGGACAAAGGCAAACAAGCGCTGCGCGTTCTATGCCCAATCTCAATGAGATGCTGGATCGCATGGCCAATTTGACCAGCAATCCTCGTGCTGCACAACGAATGTTGCGTGCGCTTCCTGAGAGTCGCATTACAACTGATCTTGTTGGCGCGGCTAATCGCCAAGCGGCTTTTCAACAGCAATTTCCTCAAGGATTTACGCTTCCCGGATTCAATGCACCAAAAGCTTTCGATCCATTGCTAAAAGCAATTGCAAAAGATTTTTCTGACTATGCAAAAACAGTTAATATTTCTGATCCATGGGTGGGTCAAGTTAGTAATGGCATTGCAAATGTAATTGCTAAGGCGGCGGCAAGCCCACAAGTGACGCGGCTTCTTCCTGCTGCTGGTCAAACCAGTGCGTCGCGTATGACCCAGCAAATGTTTGCTGGTCTTCCTGCATTGCAAGCGCCTGGCATTGGTATGGAGAATGCCCCGTTAAGCAGGGCAGGGCAATACATGCTGAATAAGGCCCGTAGGGCTCTTGAGCTTCCCATTGGACCTGCATCGCCTTACGCTCCTAATCCTTTTGCTGGACAAGCTACTGTTCCTTCTCGTCAATATTTCCAGTCAACAATGCGCCCTGCATTACCGGCAGCAGGAGGTACGTCAGGTCTCTTGAGCGCACTAGAAGCTCAATTAGGGGCTAGTCGCGGAATGCTCGGCACTGGAGGCGGTATTGCCACTTCCTTGTTCACTGGTCGAGGCTTAGTGAATCCTGGCGTTTCCATGCTGGAACCAGTTGGTCTTAGTGGAAATTATCGCCGAATGGCTGCCGCATTGGCAAATCAAGCGGCTAATCCCGAATTGGCTCATCGGCAAATAGCTGATATTGGTTTTGGAGGAGTGCCAACTTCTGCCACTGGTCTTTCTGGGCAAGCATTGAACACGGCTCTTAATCAAGCGTTTTTACAACGTAGAGGCTTGGGAATTAGCGGCGCCCAGTCGTTGCCAATTTTTGGTACTGGCGGTGTTGCAGTGCAGCAAAACATTCCAGGAATGGCTTATCAAATGGGAGGAGGCGGCCTTGGTGGATCCATGGGACAATTCCCGATGGCTGGCATGATGGGGCCATCAACGCCAATGTCGGTGAATGCTCGTACGAGCATGTTTGGTGGCGGCGGTGGCATGCAGCCTCCTAGTGGAGGCGGCGGATTTGGTGGCTTTGGCGGAGCCGGTGGCTTTGGTGGATTTGGTCGTGCCATGGGAGGCATTAACCTTCCCGGAGCTGGTACTATTCGCGAACTTGGCGACGAATTTGGCTTTGCAACAAAGCAAGTGTTGCTATTTGGTCAAGCTTATAAATTACTGGGATTCTTGCAAAGTCTTCCTGCGCAGGTAGGAGCAGCAGTTGGGCAGTTACAAAGCTTTAGAAATACATTGAATGCAGTAACGCCTTCTGCTGAAGAAGCTCGCGCGTCCAATGAGCTTTTGCTTGGGCTCATGGAAAAATATAACGTGCCTTTACAATCGGCACGTGATGGTTTCACTAAGCTATACGCTTCCATGGCTCCTGCTGGTTTTAGTGGAGATGAAATCAGGGACTTATTCACTGGCATTACAAAGGCTGCAGCCACTTTTGGAATGAGCGCAGACAAGGTGGATCGCGTGAATTATGCATTCGCTCAGATGGCTAGCAAAGGCCAGGTGATGAGCGAAGAACTCAAGGGGCAGTTAGGTGACGTGCTGCCTGGCGCGATGGCATTGTTTGCAGAAGCTGCAGGATTCAAGGGACCAAAGGCCATTCAAGATTTCTCTGCTGCACTGGAAGACGGTGCCTATAAGGGAGAAGCGATGGTTGCATTACTAAAGAATGTGACTGTCGTAATGAATAAGGAATTTGGTCCTGGCGCTGAAGGAGCTGCTCTTACATTCCAGGGCGTAATGAATCGCATGCAAAACTCAATGACTCTTTTCTATGAGGCATTTGAGCCAGTTGCAGTGGGATTTTTGAATACTGTTGTTGTTCCAATGACAAATGGCATTAAGCAGCTTACCGACGGACTCAACGCATTTTTTACTGGCACTGCAGCCAAGACTGCCGGCGGATTTGCCATTGCTCAAGAGCTTGAAAGACTGCGTCCAGCTTTTGATGGCATCGGCCAAAATGTTTCTGCTTTTGTTGTTCAATTAGGACAGCTTGCAAAAGTAGCTCTTGATGTTAGTAAGATATTTCTGCAAATTGCCGGCAATCCAATTGTTGGCTATTTGGCAAAGCTTTATGCCATTGCTCTTCCCCTCAATATCGCGCTTGGCGTAATGCGTGGACTATGGGCCTCCACTGCATTACAGCTCGTGATTTTCAATGCGCGAGTTGCGTCCGGCACCACAACCCTATCGGCTTTTAGGGGAATGATGGCTGCAACAGGTGCTACGTCGCAGGCTACTGCCGCCTCAATTCGTACTGCTGGCACTACTTTACGTGCTTTCTTCGCTACAACCGGCGTTGGCTTGGTCGTTGTCGGTATCAGCATGCTTATTGAAAGATTCATGACCATGAATCAAGCGTTAGCCGATACCAAGGCCAAAGCGATGGGCGCGGCGCAAGCAATTCGCTCAATGTCGCAGACTGAAGCAAGACTGGAGGGGCAAAAAATTGCGAGAACCACTAAGGAGCTTCAAAGTCTTCAAAAATCAAAAGAAGTTTTTAAACTTGGCGGCGAAGAAGTGGTACCAGTAAAAGGAGACGCAGCTAAAAGACTAGAAGAGGCTGGAGTTGGTATTCGGCGCGACTTACTTGGTCGGACGTTTATTCCAAAGACAAATATTACCGCCGAAATCTTGCGTCAAGAAGGATTGCAGGCAGAAGTTTCAACTCGCGAAAAGCAAATTAAGTTTGATGAGAAGCAGGCACAAACTCCTGCCGTGCTTGGCGTAATTCCACCCGGTGAAGGCGACGCAAAAGGCGCTCAAAAAGCAAAAAATGACGCGGAAAAACTTGCCAATCAACAGCAGCAGCGCCGCATTGAGCTTGCAAATTTTGCGAATGATATGCAAAAGATTGAATTTGACCGCGACGTACAGTTGAGTGACGCAGCTTTTGAGCACAAGAAAAGTCTTATTGATACACTCAATGAATATGAACTTTCTGGCCTCAATGATATACAGGCTCGCCAAGTTAAATTTGCCCAAGACCTTAAAAAGATTCAATTGAATGCAGTTGATGCTGTCAGGAAGGCATTGCAAAAATCTCAAGAAGCGCAATTGAACGTAGTCGCTGCGCAACGCACTGCACAAGCTGCCGGAGGAGGAGGGGGTCCATCTGTGGCCGGATTCACTCCAGCCGAATTATCCACTGCGACAGCCGCAGCGAGCAAGTTTACAGGTATCGCCAATATGTGCTCGGAATCCGTAAAAGCTTTTTACAAGAGCTTGGGAATTTCGCTGCCCGGCGTGACGGCATGGGCAGACACGGTGCGCAATGCCGGTACAACAATGAGGGATTGGTCCAAATTGGCGCCCGGCGACATTGTTGCTACTGGCAGACCTGGGGACACTCCTCACGTTGGTGTTTATACTGGCGGACAAAATGTATTCCACCAAAGCAGGAGCAGGGGATTGAAGGCTGGCAATTATCCAGACCTTGATTACTTTAAGCAGGGTGGATACTTTGTTCGCCCCAATGGCGGAATGAAGCAATCATCTGCTTCTTTCTCCATGGATACAAAGGTGCAGAAAGAAAGCTTTGATCTGCAAAAACAGCTTGCTCAATCCACGAATCAGATTGCTTTGCAAAGCCTAGAAATTGAAAGAGCCATTCAACTAGCAAAAGAACAAACAGCGGCAGCAATTAAAGCAAATATTGACAACATTTTCCCCGTTGAGAAACAAAAGCTTGATCTTCAATTGCAGCAAATGCGGAATAATTTGATTTTACAAGGCATGCCACAAGAGTATATTGACTACGAAGAAAAGCGCACGGCGGCCATGGAAGAAGGAGCGATGGCATTGGATGTAATGAAGACAAACCTTGGTGCGGCAGAAGCTGAATTGAAAGTATATCAAGATGCAGTGGCGAAAGGAACAGTTCTAACGGCAGAGCAAAGCACCAATGTAACAAGACTGACTGGCGCAATTACTGCTTATAAAGATGGGATTACTAGCGCCACTGCTAAACAGCAAGAATATAACATCGCTTTGCTTGAAGGCAGTATTGCAGCGATAAAAAATGCTGATGCAATGAAAGCGATGCAGGAAACAGCCGACCGTATTAACCAGGCAGTGGAAGGTACAATGGGCACGTTTAAAGGCATGTTCAAAGAGATCGCCAAAGGTGGTGATTATTCTGAGATCGAAAGAGTGCAACAAGAGCTTGATAAGGCTCGTGAAGAAGGCGACAAGAAAGCAGTTAAGAGGCTAGAAGAGCAGCTTAAAAACATGAGTCCATTTACTCCTGTTTTGAAAAAAGTCCAAGAAGAATTAGCCGATCAAGCTTTGACAATGTTCTTTGACTTTGCAATGCAGCCAGTTGAGAAATTTTTCAAGGATCAACTTGGCGCTATTTTTGGTCTGCCCAATGAGGAGGCAAAGCGCAAAGAGCAACTTTCCGCCATGGAAAAACAGCTTCAAGAACTACAAGTGGCTCGCGAAACGCAACAGAAAATTCAAGCTGATACGGCTGCGATAAGAAACGGGACTGGTGGACAAGGGGGAGTAGTTCAATCTGCTACAAATACCTTGCCAGGAGCATCCGCCATCGTCCAAGGTATTGATATACCAATTGATCAGATGCCTGCAGGAATGCAATTTGAAGAGTCAATTAATGCTGCCAGTGAAAACCTGAATACTGCCACACAAGGTGTCGCGGAAACTGTGAACAAAACAGCCGAAAAAACTGCAGAAGCTAATGTCAATTGGCAAAAAGCATTAGGCACAACAGTTCAAGGCATTGGCATGGCCGCAGGTTCAATCATGGGCATTGCTGCTGGTATTAATCAAATCAAAGAAGGTGGCACGTCCAATATACTTGGTGGCATTGGCATGATTGCTTCTATGGCTGGAAGTTTGCTTGGTGGCATTGGCAGTCTTGGCGGATTGTTTGGTGGAGGAGGTGGACCATCCGCAATTGTTCAAGGCGTAGACATCCCAGCTTCCGCATTGCCTCCTGGCATGGCTTTTGCCAATGGCGGCATCGCTGTTGGCGGTTTCCGTGCTTTTGCTGATGGCGGCATGGTTTCTGGTCCCACTCTTGGCCTTGTAGGCGAAGGACGTTACAACGAAGCCGTTGTTCCCCTACCAAATGGTCGTGCCATTCCAGTGCAGATCAACGGCAGCCGCTCTGCTCGTGATTTAATGGGCAGCAATGCGCCTGGCATGGCCAATGCTGCTCCGCTTACGCTTAAGTTTGAAAGCACAAAGATTAATGGCGTAGAGTATGTAAGCCGCGAACAATTAGAACTCGCAATGGCGGAAACTCGCCGTGCTTCAATTGCAGGCGGTGCTACCAGGGGAATGAATATGGCTCTTGATAAGATACAACAAAGCCCATCGACTCGCTCTCGCATTGGTATCCGTTAATGGCTGATTTCCCTTCTATTCGCCCTGCATCGAGAACCTACTCAGCAGGGCAATTCCCTCTTAAAACTTATCGAGCATTATCAGGCGCCACGGTCAAGCGAGTGTTTGGCAATAAAGCTTATGGGCATTCCATTGAGCTTCAATTTGCGAACGTTACTGATGCAGTGGCAAAGCAAATTATTGATCACTACTATGGGCAAAATGGTAGCGTAGATAGATTCGCTTTGCCTTCTGCAGTATTTTCTGGAATGAGCGAGGCTTTTAGTGATGAACTAAGGGCGCCAGATAGTATTTCTTGGGAATATGCAGAGCCTCCTGCAATCGAGGCCGTGTTCAATGGGATAAGCAGTGTTACAGTGCGATTGATTGGCGAGTTGTCATGAGCGAGAAAATTATTGTTGCCAATTTCTTGGAACTTACTACTACCAATGGCACCACCCATCTCTATCAAAATTTCTTCCATGGCGGAAGCGGGTCTCAGGTAGCAGTACCTGGCACTAGTGCGCCATCATATGAATTTGCACCGTTTAGAGCGGAGGGTTCCCTTGCTTCGCTAAACGGAGAGAATGCTTTGCTACGCGTATTATTTCCGCATAGTGAATTTACAGTGGCGCTAGTTGAAAATGGCGATGGCAATAGACTCAGCCGATTATCGTTCAAAACAGTATGGCTAGGCAATGCAGGAAGTCTTTCAAATTATGACAACTATTCCACCGTGGCATCGTATGACGAATACTATATTGGCGTAGGTGCATCGTTTGATGATACTACTGTTGAACTTCGTTTTAGAAGCGCCATGGATAGTGTTGGAGCCAATTTCCCGCGACGCACTTTTAACACTACAAATGTAGGCATTTTGCCCGTGACAGCAGAAGTGAGCTTCCGCTAGTGATGAATGATCTTATCGGTTTGCAATATAAGTGGGGAGCCTCTCCCGATGACGGACTAGGTTTTACAGATTGTTTCCAATTGTTTTGTGCCGCTAGGCGAAGGCTCGACCTTTATGATTATGCCACTGATTTTGCTTGGGCCTATGAGAACTATGAAGAAAATACTCTTCCTCCATTGAGGATGGCTCGTTGGCTTTTGCAGAATGCCAATAGAACACTTAGTCCATCGTCTGGCTGCGCAACAATGCTTGGCCAGCGCAGTGCATTGGGGACAATGACAAGCGGGGGCATTATTTGCATTGCCCCAAGAGGACGCAGTGTTAGCATTGCTTTATCGTCAAAGACGATAAAAGAATTCAACTGGTTCAAGCCAAAAGCCGATGCGTAAATTACTGCCCTACGAGCATCAATTAATTGAAGCGCTTGGCATTACGGAAGAAGAATATTGGCAGTTTTATCTTGCAAGGCTGAACTATAAAGATGCAAAAGCAGGGACAATTTATGACGTGCGCAACACGGGCGCAGAAGTCGCGATTGTTTTAAGTATTGTTGGCATGCTCGCTCAAGTAGGCGCTGCATTGTTAGCTCCCAAGCCTGAGCTTCCTGAGCAGCAAAAAGTAGGCAAGCAAAGTCGCAATGCCATCTTTGGCCCGCGCTATGGCTTCAATTCTTTTCAAGAAGTGGCACGCTATGGCGATCCTGTGAATTTGGTTTATACCAATAAAGAAGACGATAATAAAAGCGCTGGAGGACTAAGAGTTAATACATCATTGATTTGGTCTGCTGTACAAAGTTTTGGCAACAAGCAATTCATTCAAATGCTTGGCGTTGTTGGAGCTGGAGATATTGAAGCTTATGATTATGGCTTTACTGCATTTGGCCAGGCCCCATTGGAAGATTTTCCTGCTCAAAAATATTGGCTTTATGGGAACAATGCCAGTGGCCCATTAAAGTTTGGTGATTTTAAGCTTCCTCCTGGCAATGCAGAGCAAGACCCAAGTAAAGATGCGCAAGGCGCACAAGATTACACTTATCGAGCAAGTAAAGGTGGAACTATTGTCGTTGATGGTTATAGCCAAGCATTTTCTCCTTCCAGTAATAACACTCTTGGTCTTTACGACGTGGTGCCCATTAATGTGCTTGTACTAGAGCGCGATGAAAATGGCCAGTTAACTAGGGACAATGGAGATATTCTTGGGCAATCAAAAGATGATCTTGGCACTCGCATTTCTTCTGAAGATAGGGGCATATATTGGCCGCAATCATGGCAAGGTAGTGATAATCGCCCCAAGTTTCCAGAAGGCGCTTCTTTTACATTGCGTTTTGTTGAAACTGATGACAAGATTGATGACGATGTAGAACGCGCTGCGCAAGACTATCGCATTGCCTTGATTAGCACAATGACGGCATCTAGCGTCTACAAGTTGGGAGCTGCAAAATTTAAACTTATCAAGGCTGTTGAGACCAGGCAGGGGAAAGAAGGCGAGTTTACTTTTCAATGCACTGAAAGTGGCATTCTTTGCGAGGAAGATTACGAGACTAGAAGTTATTTGCAAAACGAAGCAGAGACAGAAGAGCTTCTTCAGCAAAAACGAGAAGAGCAACAAGTTTTAGACGATGAGAGGAAAGGATATGGCAATATTTACATTGGCGAAGGAGTTGAAGTATTTATTGCATTGCAAGCTGAATTTGATCAAGTGGAGGATGAAATTGAAACGCTCACTTTGATTATTCAAGGCACCATTGACGATGACTCCCTTTATGACGCAGCTAAAAATAGCGGAAAATTCAATGACTTGATCCGTCAAATTGATGGCATTGAAGATACGATTAAAAGCATAAGAGATTCGATTGAGGAGAAAAATGATGAAATTACA